CTTCGTTTCTCCTAGATATTGGTATGCCTTAAGAAGAAACGAAGATGGTGAATTATTTTTATTACGCAGCGATCAACTAAAAGACAAAGACTCTATAGAATTGAATCTTCCCGGCGACCCAGCAGAAAATTTTGAAGATTTTGAACCAGGTGTTGATTATTTTGAAGGTATTGCTGCAGATCATGAAGTAGAATACGACAATTTAGTATGGATCCAGTATCGTTGGGATAATCGAAACATGCTCTACTACATAGACAGTGAAGGTAGATTAACACAGAGAATAAATCAAGGTTACACATATCCTACAGGACATTCAAGTTAACGGAATAAATTATGGCAGAATTTAGAATCAGTAGAATTAGATACACATGGCGTAATGCGTGGGCTACCACTACGGCATACAATCGTGATGATATAATTAGATATGGTGGCAGCACATGGATTTGTCAACGACAACATACAGCCTCAACGTTTGCTGCTGACCAAGCCTATCTTGCCAATCCTGGAGATTCTGATCCAACTCCTGCCTGGTTAAAAATGACCGATGGCTATGCTTGGAGAGGAAATTGGACAACATCAACTTTGTATAATCCAGGAGATATTGCGCTGTATGGAGGTGTGATTTATCTATGTGCAACTAGTCACACATCGGTGTCAACTTTCGATGCGAGCATTTCAAATTGGACTGTGTATCTTAGTGCAGATAACTGGAGAACAGCTTGGTTGCCAAATACTAGATACGGCATAGGTGATGTTGTAAGATATAACGGCGTTGTATATCGTTGTATTGTAGGACATACATCATCGACCACAGCACTGGGACTAGAGATTGGTAACAATGACACTGAAGATGACAGCACCGGGGAATTATGGCAAGTAGTCTACGAAGGTATACAATACGTAGGAGCATGGGCAGCCGCTACAAGATATAGAGAAAATGATTTAGTCAAATATGGCGGTAGTATACTACGTTGTGCTGTTGGTCATGTTGCAGCATCAACTATAACAAATGCAAACTTTGTTACAGAATTTCCTGGATTTAATTTTTATCAAGAATGGTCAAATTCTGTTTATTACGCTATTGGTGATATTGTTCGACATGGTGGATATCTATATACTGCAAACACAAATAATTATCAACGAAATCCTGCTGCCGACGATAATACACAATGGAACATATTAAGTAAGGCCATTAACTTTGCAGGCACATGGGCTGCAGACGAAAATTATAAAATTGGTGATCTGGTTCGAAGAGGCGGAAACTTATATGTTGCAACAGCAGACACCACCAACGACGGCAGTAGCATAGATTATCTTGACGCTGGAAATTGGGAATTGGTAACTACGGGGCAATCTTGGAGAGGAGATTGGACCGAAGACGAATCATATAGTGTAAATGATCTAGTGATTTATTTAGGTAATACCTATAAATGTAATTTTGAACATACTGCTACAGAACAAAACTTTCCCGGCGATAACGGATCAGGATTTTTTTACTGGGATTTAGTTTTACAGGCAGGCCAAGACGCCGGCATGAGTGCCAGAGGCGATTTGCTAACTTACGATCTCAGCAGATCACTGCAAGGTGACGGCAGCACGTTTGGTCCAACGAGGGTGCCTGTAGGTGAGAGTGATCAATTGCTTGTGGTTAATAATGAAAACAGTGTTGATTACACCTATTGGGGAGATATTGCCAGAGTGCGATATGTTGACCTAGACGGCATAGACGATAACACAGATCCAGAACGGGGAACAAACCAGTTTCTTCCTTGGAGAACAGTGAGATATGCCTGTGAACAGATGGATGACGGTTTCACAGGAACTACTACTATCAGAGTTGCTCCTGGAGAATACGAAGAAATTACACCAATTATAGTTCCAGCACGCACTGTGATTCTAGGATCAGAATTAAGAACTACTACTATCAAAGCTAGTGGACCAATCGCAGCACTGGCCTTAGATAGCACATATACTATTGCAGTATTAAACAGAATTTCTAGCATACTGCCGGCGCTAATCAATGGCACAACATTCACAAAAACCACCGGAAATCCAGAAAATGCAGTAGTTCCGTTCTTAGAAACTCAAGTAGGAGTTTCATTTGCTATTCCACAGTTTGAACAAGTGTCTCTAGATCCACCGTTGTTTGATGGATTTGGCAATGAACAATTTTTGCCTGGAGATGAAATATTTGAGAGCTTTATTACTGTTACAACCCCTTTAACAGTTGATGGTAGCACAATAACGAGAACACAATTATTAATTGCCAATATAGTATCATACATAAATTTCAATATAAACAGCACAGGATCAAATCCAACGCTAACGGGAACTAATACGGCTTCGACCACTACAGCCATTGTTAATGTAGCCACAGCATTAGAGCAAAATAGAGAATTCTTAAAAGAAGAAGCAGTGGCATTCATGCAGGAAACATATCCTGCATATGATTTTGACAGCGATTTGTGCAGAAGGGATGTTGATAGATATATAGATGCATGGAAATACGATATAGTTTATGTTGGTAATTATAAATCATTATTCGCAGCAAGATATTATAGAAATGCTGTGTTAGGATGTACCGAAGCCGAAGACATGTTTTATGTACGCGATGCAACTGGTATTAGAAATTGCACACTGAAAGGTCTTGAATCTACACTAAACCCACCAGCAGCCTTTGATTTATATCAAAAACCCGTGGGAGGCGCATACGTATCTCTAGATCCAGGGTGGGGACCTGCCGACAATCGTACTTGGATTACAACTCGTTCTCCTTACATACAAGGTGTTACTACTATAGGTACTGGATGTGTGGGTCAAAAGATTGATGGAGCATTGCACAACGGTGGTAACAGATCTATAGTCAGCAACGATTTTACACAGGTATTATCCGATGGCATAGGAGCGTGGGTATTAAACAACGGTCGTGCTGAATTGGTATCTGTATTCACTTACTATTGTCATATAGGTTATCTAGCAGAAGATGGTGGAATAATAAGAGCCACTAACGGTAACTGTTCATACGGCACTTACGGTGCTATTTCTGATGGTGTGGACGGTTCAGAAACTCCCGCTACCGCAGTAACTTATACCAGAGCACAACAAGCCATAGTGTCTGCAGCGTTTGCAGGAGATTTCGTAGACGAAATACAGATTTTAGAATGGACCAATTGCGGTAATGATTATAGTTCAGCTACAGGAACGTTTGCAGGTGCCGGTGTAGATGCCGCGGTGGTATTTGAAGATTTCCGTGATGATGCTGTGTTTGAAGCAAGAATTTTAGATGCCAATGCTGGAACAAGTCAAATAGCACAAGCCATCGGCGGCGGCGGATACGTATTAGTACAGAACAATGCACAATCAGGTGACGCTACCACAATAACCATTGCAAGTAATGACGCTAACTCAATTACACAATACCTCGGTATGCGAATTGTAATTACCAGTGGCGCAGGAACAGGACAATACGGGTATATCACTGGCTACAACAATATTTCTAAAGTTATAAGTGTTACTAGAGAGTCAGACAACCAACCAGGGTGGGATCATGTAGTACCTGGAAAATTGCCTACAGTACCACTGTTAACTAACACTGTATATAGAATAGAACCTCGAGTAATATTTTCTGCCCCGGCATATTCTGCTACACAGATAACTGTGCCTACAAATACGTCTTGGTCAGAAATCGTATACGGTGAGACCACAGAAACATATAACAATGTAGAAGTTACCGAAGCAGGAACAGGAACTACCATCGGAGTCGGAGCAGCTAATGCTAGATTTAATGTTGTTAAACAAGGCAGAGATTATACAATTACCATTAATAATGGCGGTGCTGGCTATGAAGTTAACCAACTGTTAACTATTCCTGGTACATTATTAGGTGGAGTAACGCCAACAAATGACCTATTCATACTAGTCACAGATGTCAGCGATGACAGCACGAATTCTATACTTGCAGCACAACAGAAAACCTACGGCACTGGCGAAGACAATGAAGCAGCTAGTGGTCGATTCGTAGCTGTTTCTACTGGAGGTAGTGCCGCCTTATACAGTGAAGATGGCACAACCTGGACCGATTTTAATATGCCAACTGCAGGCGATTGGAAATGTCTAGCAGCAGGTAGAGTGACCTATCCCTCACTGGGAAATCATATATTTGTAGCTATTCGTAAAAATAGCTCAGTGGCAGCTAGTTCCTTAGACGGTATTACATGGACCACAAGATCGATGCCAGCATCAAGATCTTGGAATTCTTGCATCTACGGTGGTGGCCTATTCCTTGCCATAGCTTCGGATTCAAATTCAGCAGCTTATAGTTTAAATGGAACTAGCTGGACTACAACCACACTGCCCGGCTTTGGTGACTCTACACTTAACGAATGGGTAGATGTGGCCTACGGAAAAAATACCTATGTGGTCTTAGCAAATAGTAATAATAGTGTAATGGTAGGGTCATATAATTCTACACTGAACTCATGGTCTTGGGCCGGCCATATCTTGGACGTGATTGCAGATTCATCCGCTAAAGATTGGGTCAGCATAGCCTATGGCAATGATAGATTCGTTGCGATATCTAGCACAGGCGATGTCGGTTACAGCTTTGACGGGACTAACTGGTTGCCAGCCACAATGCCATCGCAGGATGGATCCACAGCGCATAATTGGAAAAAGATTCGTTATGCACAGGGAGTGTTTTTTGCTGTAGGAGACACCGGTGGTAGAGATATATTTGCAGAAGCTACGCCTGTTCCAACTAATTATGCAGCTACTTCATTTGATGGCGTTGTGTGGACATCTAGAACCCTAGCATCAACCAAAGAATGGGTATCGATAGCATTTGGAAATCCCTTTGTAGATGCTAGAGACTCTACCACCGGCAAAAGAACTCCTATGTGGGTAGCTATAGACAACACTGACGTATTCAACAAGATACAAACAGGAGCAAGAGCACTAGGCCGCGTAACTATGTCCAGCGGTATTATTAGAAGCATAAAGATGTGGGATCCGGGATCCGGCTACACAGAAGGGCCATCCTGCACACTGATTGATCCCAATAACAGTTCAGATGCTGTGATAGAATCTAGAACTGGAGATGGTGTATTAGCTCAGCCTAGTTGGTTGAATAGAGGATTAGGATACAGAACATCAAGCACCACAGTCACTGTCAATGGCAACGGGTATGCAGATGTTACTCCTTCAGGAAAATTTATAGTGATGAATGATTTAGATTCTTATCCTGGACCAGGTGCTAGTTTAACTATAGGAAATCTTACAGGTTTTTACACTCTTGTAGCTATCGAACCAATAGGTCCTACAGATAGAGGATTGGCTGCAAGAATACGAATCAGTCCAGAAATTAAAGTTAGAGATAACCTACAACATCTGACACCTATCACTATAAGAACACAGTTCAGTCAATGTCGTATTACAGGACACGATTTCTTAGACATAGGAACAGGCAACTTTGAAGAAACAAATTATCCAGAATTATACAGCGGATTTTATACACCGGCACCAGAAAACGAAATAGTTGAATTAAATCGTGGAAGAGTATTTTATACATCTACTGATCAAAGCGGTAACTTCCGTGCAGGCGAGTTATTTGCTGTAGAACAGGCCACAGGTATTGTGACGATTTCAGCAGACTTTTTTGATCTTGGCGGATTGTCAGAATTAAGATTAGGCGGCATACGTGTAGGCGGTACCGGAGCAGTTGTCCGTGAATTTTCAACTGATCCGTTGTTTATTGCAGATAGTAACAATATTGTACCTACACAAAGAGCAATCTCAGCGTACCTAGCCGGTAGATTGTCAGTCGGTGGGTCTGAAATTGCAGTAGGTAGTTTCATAGCTGGAACTATATTAGTAGGGCCGGATAGATTTAATAACACCGCGGGACTTAGAATTATAGTTCCAGTAAGAGCAGAATTTGATGCGGCTAATTCTGCAATTAGCGGAAGCATACTAGCACAAACTATGTTTTATAGGTCGTTTTAACAATTAATGTATATTAATAAATATAAGATACGGAGTAGAAAATGGCAGAATTTAAATTAGGTAGAATCAGATTTGTATGGAAAGGTGCATGGGCAGCCTCGACCGTCTATTATATAGATGATGTGATAAGATATGGTGCTCGCACTTATATATGTGCTGTGGGGCATACCTCTGCAGCTGATTTTAACACAGATCTAGAATATAGTCCTACTAAATGGAATCAAATGAGTGACGGTCAAGCATGGACCGGAGATTGGGCTGTTGGTACATTCTACAAACTAAATGATGTAGTGAAATATGGTGGATTATTATATATCTGCAATGACAGTCACACATCCGCTGCTACTACTGCATCAGGTCTTGAAGCTGATCAAGCTAAGTGGACACTGTATGCGGAAGGATTTGATTGGAAAAATTCCTGGACAGTTAGCACACGATACAAAGTAAATGATTTAGTTAGATATGGTGGATATACCTATGTATGTAATACCTACCATACATCCGCAGCCACAGCCGCATCGGGACTAGAAGCCGATCAAGCCAAATGGGACAGCTTTAATCAAGGAATAGAATACAAAGGCACTTGGGTCACTGCTACCAGATATAAACTCAATGATGTTATAAAATATGGTGCAGGACTTTGGATCTGTACCACACAGCACACTGCTGATGCCGCATTCTTAACAGACAGTACCGCAGGTCGTTGGGCACAATTTGCAGAAGGGGCCGAATTCGAAAGCACATGGAATTCTGCCACACTATATCAACCCGGAGACATAGTTGTTTATGGCGGTAATCAATATATTGCCAAAACTGTTCATACTGCTGCATCTGCAGCAGCAAATCCCTCAATCACAACAGCAGATTGGGATCTATTTACTGAAGGATTAAAATTTCAATCTGACTGGACTAACACAACGTCATACAAGATTGGTGAAGTTGTTAGACTAGGCGGATATACCTATCTTGCCACAGCTAACTCACCATCAAATACCTACACAGTTACATCGGTAGTAGGCGCTACTGATTATTTCAATACATCCTCAACCACAGGGATGGTAGCAGGAATGTCGGTGAGATTTACTGGTACTACATTTGGTAATGTTTTTACTTCAGGTAGATACTATATAAGACAAGTAATCAGCAGTACAGAATTTACTATCAGTACCACCCCTGGCGGTGCGATCTTTAATACGTCAAGTGCTACTGGTTCAATGACCGCTACAGTTTCAGCCGAACCACCAAACACATCATACTGGACTAGATTAAGCTCTGGTATTGCATGGCAAGGCGCATGGACCGATGATACAGAATATTTACAAGGCGATGCTGTAAGATTCGGTGCAAATGCCTATATCTGCTTGTTGGCACACAGATCAGAAGGGGACGATGGATCTACTCTGGGAGCAGCAGGTGGTGGACAACCATTCAGTAGACCAGATTTAGATGCTACAGGAACTTATTGGAGTCTATTAAACGTTGGTTCTGAAACTGATATCTTATCAGTGCGAGGAGACTTAGTTTATTACAGCGGATCAGGACCAGCAAGATTACCTATCGGACGTGAAGGTCAGATCCTACGTTCCAACGGTGTAGATCCAGAATGGGCGACCTTAGGTGAAATTGATCATTCATACTTTGTAGCACCACACGGTGTTGATCTTCCGGCACCTATACATGGCAAGACCTGGGACAAACCATGGAAGACGATTCGTTATGCCTGCGAACAGGTAGAACGAGGTCCAAGAAATCCCGATGCCACATATCTACTTGAACTGAATCGTGTGTTTATACAACGTGAAACCACAGAGTTCATACAGAATCAAATTACAAATAATATTGCACCGTTTACATCAGCGTTTGTCTACGACGATTTTAAATGCGAAAGAGATGTAGGATTTGTTGTTGATGCACTCATCTATGATCTAAGACACGGTGGCAACGTCAAAACTAGAGGTGCAGCCAATGCGCTCATAGGCGGACTCAGCGCAGAAGAAACAGAAGCATATCCTGGACTAGCTGCAGAATCAGACGAATCCATAGCGGCCTACAATTACATGGTCACTGTAGTCGAGGATGTGCTAGCACAGACAGCCCCAGCAGTGAACTATCAGGTCTTAAACGGTGATAATTCAACTGCTACAGTAGCGCAGTATTTCAATGCAGAGCTTACAGCAGAAGCAGGAGCTTATACCACAGCCGCAGCATTAGTTGAGGTAATTACAGATGCTATCACTGCTCGTGCAGCAGCGGTAACAGCTCCTCAGATCGCAGCAGCATTGGCCAGTGTTCCTGCTCGTAGAAGTCCTAACAATCTTATTAACATTGCTACAGGACAGTACAGAGAAACATTGCCTATTATTGTTCCAGAACAGACCTGTGTACAAGGTGATGAATTAAGATCTACAAATGCTGGACCAGCAGGTAGTTTAACCAACCTATCAGATTCATACTATTCTATGGGTGCGCTGTCAAGACTAGAAACAGTGGTCGGACAAATTATTCTAGGCACCAATGTAACAGAAAGCTCAGGTAACACTGCTATACAGAGTGCAGCATTTCCATTCTCCGGACTTTTTGAAGCAGTAGATATTACGCGGTTGGTCAGAGTCATGCAGCACCAGATCGATTACCGAATCAGCACCACTCACATGGTCGCTAATACAGATCCTACAGGATACAACAGTTCATATCTCGTAGGCTACGGTGATGCAAGAACACTGATAAAAGAAAACAAAGAATTTATCAAAGCTGAAATTATTGCGTACATCACTGAAAACTATCCTTCAGTGAAATATTCTAAAACGATCTGCAAACGAGACACAGGATTTATAGTTGATGCAATGGTCTATGACTTGACCTATGGCGGATTCACTCAGACTCTGAACGCAGGATTAGCCTATTTTGATGGAACCACGGGATTAGAAATAGATGCATCAGAAGTTACCGCTACTGTAGCGTCGTATGGTAGATTAAAAACTGTGATGCAACAGATTGCTGCCAATACCACGGTAACAAAGTCTGCAGGCAATGCAGCAACACAATGGACTGATGCTACAAATCTCACAGGAGGTGCTGCAGCCAGCGCATTTATAGGCGCAAACATTGACAATATCACTAACCTGTTGGCAGGTGACTCTACAGCAGCTACTCCGCCTATAGTCACAGTGACTTCAATCACTGGTACAGATACATTTGTCACAGCCGGCCACAGCCTACAAGCAGGAGATCTAGTGGTTCCTATTGAAACACAGAACGGGCTAACTGCAGGCACCCGCTATTATGTGATCGCTTCAGGACTTACAGCTACAGATTTCAAGGTGTCAACAAGTTATGCAGGCTCAGCAGCCACAGGATTTACCAACGGCAGCGGATTGACCTTGATAATGACCTATGAGGATCGTCCGATTGCCACCAACGCTGTAACTTCTACTACAGCACTGATCACTGCGTTTACAACATTGAGTGCGCAGGTCAGCACCATCGTATCGGCAATGACCGCATATATTGCAGCTAATTTCCCTACATTGGTCTACAATTCGGCCAAATGCGAACGCGATGCTAAGATCATATTAGATGCAGTAGGGTATGACTTTATGTTTAACGCCAATGGGCAAACACGAAATGCTGCATTGGCCTATCTCAGAGCCAGCTCATCGGATGTTTATAGTTTAGGACAGAAAGCAGCCACTCGAGCAGCATTTACCTATGTCAAAGGGCTGGCCAAGGCCAACGTTGGTGGTAATGCCACTGCGCAGGATCGCATTGAAACATTAATGACGCTGTTAGATGATATTCTTTATGGTGCTACTAATGAAGGTAGTCGTTGTGCCTCAGGTAATAGAATGATCGATTACGCAGTGTTGCAACTAGAAAGAAACAGAGACTATATAGTTGCAGAAGTTGATGCTTATATCGACTCTACATATACAACTACTGTAACTAATGTTACAGCAACCACAGATGTATTAACCTGTACCAGCACTAGCTGGATGAAACGCAATGCAGCAGTGAGATTTTCAGGCACTGTATTCGGTTATGGTATCAATTCTACCACTACATACTACATACAGAATGTAGTTAGTTCTACTACATTTAAGATTGCTACAACTAGAGATTCAAATACAGCAATAGATTTTCCAATTAATGCTGCAGGATCTATGACAGTCAGCCTGTATTATAACAGTGCATTATGTCTACGAGACGTTGGTACCTATATTGATGCATTGAAATACGATTTAAAATATCCAGGTAATTACAAATCAAGATACGCTGCCAGATACTATGCTAACAGCGTGACAGGAAGTCTAGAAGAGGACATGTACTATCTACGTGATGGTACCGGTGTTAGAGATCAAACTCTACAAGGACTTACTGGTGATCTTCTAGCACCTAATGAATTTGGAACTTCAAGAGTTTCAGCCGGAGCATACTGTTCATTAGATCCAGGTTGGGGTCCAGAAGACTATCGCACTTGGATCATTAATCGTTCACCATATGTACAGGGAGTTACAACTCTAGGCACAGCAGCAGTAGGTCAAAAGATTGATGGAGCATTGCATAATGGTGGTAATGATTCTATCGTTTCTAATGACTTTACACAGGTTATTTCAGACGGTATTGGAGCATGGATCACTAATAACGGTCGTGCTGAGCTAGTTTCTGTGTTTACATATTATGCTCACGTGGGCTACCTGGCAGAAAACGGCGGAAGAATTCGTGGCACCAACGGTAACTGCTCCTATGGAGATTTTGGTGCGGTTGCAGAAGGATTTGATGCTAACGAAACCCCCGGCTCAGCCATAGTAGATAATAGATTCCAATTTGAAGCTGTAATTGATCGAATTGTCACTGATGGATCAGCACTGACACAATTTGAATTTACCAATGCTGGTATCGACTACACTGAAGTCACATATGTGATCACAGGTGGCGGTTTGAATGGCTCAGTACAGCAGGACGAATTCCGTGATGACGCTGTGTTTGAATTGAGAATGTTGGATCTAGTTGAAGACAGTACTAATGCCGAAGAAGCAACGGGTAATTTTGGTGGATTTGGATATATCACTAATTCAAACACCTGCCAAGGCGGTTCGTCAACTTCTGTGACCATTGCCGCCACAGACGGTGAATCTAGCACAGCCTATATCGGTATGAAGATCGTGTTAACTGGTGGTGCGGGTGTCGGACAGTTTGGTATTATTAACACATACAATTCAGGTACTAAGGTAGCAGGCCTGGTCAAAGAATCCGATGGTACAGCAGGATTTGATCATCTAATCGCTGGTACCGCTATTGTTGCACCGGATGCTTCTAGTACATATATTATTGAACCTAGAGTAACATTTAGTGATCCTGGTTACACATCTACAGCAGCTACCCTGCCAACTTCAGGCACATGGGCGGCGGTGAAATACGGAGAAACTGCTGCTGTGTATGCATCACTTACTGGCACTTACAGCGGTACTGGAGTAGGAGCCACATTCACAGTGATACGAAATGGTTGGAAATACACACCTTCTCTACAGTCAGCAGGAACAGGATATACTAGATTACAAACCATAACTATATTAGGAACTAGCCTAGGTGGCACTTCAACAACCAATGATCTAGTGATAACCATCACAGCAGTTAATTCTTCGACAGGTGCTATTTTACAATTTGATCACGAAGGTTATGGCATAGGTGGTAGATACGTAGCACTGCGCACAGGATCTACAGTGGGAGCTACATCCGAAGATGGCATTTTATGGACTACAAGACCCAGCTTGATGCCTAGTGCAGCTAACTGGTCAGCTATGACTGCTGGACTATTAGACGATGGATCCACAATAGGTAAAGTCAGTAAATTTGTAGCGGTTGCCGGAACTGCGGCTAATACCACAGGTGCATACAGCGACGACGGAATCACATGGTCAGCAGCAAACATGCAAACTTCAGCTACATGGGTTGATGTAGTATTTGGAGGATTTAGTTCTCAGAAATTCGTGGCCATAGCCAGCGATGTCACCACCGTGAGAATTAGCAATGATGGTGAAAACTGGGATCAAACTGGCACACTTACCACCACTGGTTTCACTGCAATTGCATATGGCAAAAATAGATTTGTAGCCATCAAGAGTGGCACTGCTGTTTCAAATTATTCTACCACAGGCACAGGCACATGGACTGCAGGAACACTTCCTAGTTCGTCAAACTGGAACAGCATTGCCTATGGTAATAACAGATTCGTTGCTGTATCAAATACCAGCGGTACTGTAGCTGCCTACAGTCTAGATGGTATTACCTGGACCGCTAGCACATTACCTGCAACAGCATCATGGACCAAGGTCACATACGGTCAAGGAGTGTTCCTTGCGGTAAGCACAACCACAGCAGCAGCAACTTCACCGGACGGGGTAACATGGACCACAAGAACAACCAGTACAGCAGCCAGCGGATTCTCAGCAGTGACATTCGGCAACAGAAATCGATACGGGCAATTTGTGGGTGTTGGAGGAAGCACAGGAACGGTAGCTACTTATATCAGAACTGGAGCTACTACTAGAGCCCGCGCACTGGTAGCATCTAACAAGATATTCCAGATTAATATTACAGAACCAGGATCTGGCTATAATGTCGAACCAACTATAACATTTACAGATCCTAATAATACATTTGAAGCTCCAGTAAGTGTGAGAAAAGGATCGGGAGTATTAGCTAACCCATCGTTTATAAATCGAGGATCACAGTATGTCACAAGTAGTTGTGAAGTTGATATTGGTGACGGGTATGCTAATGTATTCCAGCCGGGATCGTTCGTAGCTGTAAGACAGCTTAGTGAACAACCAACTCCTGGATCCAATGTGGTGTTTGGACATTTGCCAGATCGCACATTTAAATTGGTCAACGTTATCACATTCTTAGGTGTCAACGAAGGTGCTTATACAGCATTCTTACAAATCAGTCCGACATTGACTATAAGTGAAGCACCAGAAGATAAAGTCACAGTGACTACCAGACTGCGTTACAGTCAGTGTCGTTTAACCGGACATGACTTCTTGGATATAGGCACTGGTAATTTCATCGAAACTAACTATCCTAACACTCCTTTACAGGCACCTATTCCGGCCAATGAGACTTTTGAAGAAAATGGTGGTCGTGTGTTCTTTACAGCTACAGATCAAGACGGTAACTTTAGAGTTGGAGATCTGTTTAACATTGAACAATCAACTGGTATTGCTACATTGAATGCTGATGCATTTAATATTTCAGGACTACAAGAACTTAATCTTGGTAACGTTACACTAGGTGGTGGATCAGCTACGATCACTGAATTTTCAACAGACCCGTTCTTTACAGCAGATTCAGATAATATCGTACCTACTCAAAGAGCTATCAAAGCCTACATTGCCAGCCAAATTGGTGGTGGTGGTGCTAGCTTGAACGTAAACTCTGTAACAGCAGGTAGTGTGTTTATAAGCTCAAATATAATCACAACCACCACAGGCGGTGCGATTAAGATGAATGCTAACTTTGATTTCAGAGGTGGAGTTATTGGCCTGCCTTTAGCATTCAATTACTTTTTAACATAAATATATACATGGAGAATAAATTATGGCAACAGGAAGACTAGGAGCAGCAGATCTAGCATCAGCTACCAATACCACGCTTTACACAGTGCCTACTAGCACATTCGCAGTAGTCACGGTGAGTATTTGCAATAGAAATGCAACAAATATCAATGCAAGGCTAGCAATATCTACAACAGCTTCGCCGGCAAATTCAGAATTTGTAGAATACGATGTTCAGATAGGACCAAATGGTGTTTTAGAAAGAACTGGCTTGGTACTAGATGCAGGAAAACTAATAGTGGTACGCTCAAGTGCCGCCAACGTAACTGCTATGGCCTACGGCATCGAAACTGCTACAGCATAAGAGGAAAATATTATGGGACGTCACACAAGAGTTGGGATACAGCCACAAACTGAAGAATTTACTTTAGTCGGTACCGGTAGCACAGCCAATCGGCCGACACTGGCTGCAGACCAAAAAGGTTTTCAATATTTCAACACTGACGTTAATCAATTAGAAATTTGGAACGGCAGTTATTGGTTTGTGGTAGGAACATTGCCAAATCTAACAGTAGCCAGCAGCCAGACTATAGGGTCAAATCATGCCTATTGGGTTAATACCACATCAGGAGCAGTAAATTTAACTTTACCTGCCAGTCCAAGACAAGGAGATGTAATTAAAATTTATGACACCTTCGGCACATTTCAAACCAATAATTGTTCAGTGGTACCCAACGGTGCCCCTATTATGAGGACTAATGATACAATGACCATTAGTACACAGGGTGCAGCACTGTCTATGACATATTACGATGCCACAAGAGGCTGGTTATTGGATGCTATTTAAAATACTATGCCATTTAATTATCAAACATTAAAAAATCTTTCAGGCGCTGCGTTTTTAGATAACAGCCTCAACACTGCAGATTTAGCCAACACAACAGTTACTGCCGGTAAAATAGAATTAACTGCTATCACTTCCGCTAAATTGGCTACCGGTGCCGTTGATAATACAGCTTCAACAGTGACCGGTGTATTGCCGGTATCAAAAGGGGGATTAGGCACCTCAACGTTCTCAGGTGCGTACACAGCATTTTTTAGTACTGGAAGTGCCATATCAGCAGGTAATCATGGAATCGCTAGCATACAGGTATTCACTGGATCAAGCACATGGAATAGGCCTGCTGGAGTTCGATATATTAAAGTTCAATTACAGGGATCGGGCGGAGGCGGTTCGGGGCACGGCGAGGGCGGAGCTGCCGGGGGATACTGCGAAAGATATTTAGATGTAACCGGTATATCTTCTGTGGGTATTACCATTGACGGTGGAGGTGGTGGAACTTGGTATTCTAGTGCAGGCGGCAATGCAGGTGGTTCTAGTTTTGGACCATATCTGTCAGCCAGTGGTGGACATGGAGCAAATAGACAGAATCAACATTCGGGCGGAGTTAGTGGAAACGGATCCGGAGGAAATTTAAATATCCATCAAGGCAGTGGATTTAGTCATCATGCCCGCAGTGCTCAAAGTTGTGCTGATTCATATTTTGGAGGGGGAGCTCCTAGTAGCCATCCTCAGGGAGGTAATTTTGCGCACAATCATCAGTCCCATACGTCCCCAGGAACTGGTGGCGCCGGTGCACACTTTCATGGACATAGAGGTTCGGATGGACGACCTGGAATAGTTGTCGTAACCAATTACTATTAAGAGAGAATAATGCCATTTAATTATCAAACATTAAAAAATATAACAAGCGATGCGATAGTTGCAGGCTCTCTTACTGGGGCTGATTTCAACACAAACGCTATCACGGACGCAAAGATAGCCAACACCACAATTACTTCTGCAGAACTAGCGAATGGATCGATAGATGTAACAACTACCGTAGTAACTGGTACTACTCCTTTTAGTAAAGGAGGTACTTCAGCCAGTGCTGTGGGATCAGCATATCGTGTACTAGCAGCAAATGCTGCAAACAACGCACTAGAATTCGCACCCACAGGAATTTTTAGAATGGTAGTTTTTACCTCCAGCGGCACATATACTAAAACAGCCGGAATAAGATATATTTGGGTACAGGTTCAAGGATCAGGTGGCGGTGCATCAGGTCATGGTGAATCGGGTGCAGCTGGTGGTTATGCAGAAAGATTAATTAACGCTACTGGTATTACAACAGTAGGAGTAACCATTGACGGTGGAGGTGGTGGAACTTGGTATAATAATGCAGGCGGTAATGCAGGTGGAACATCATTCGGTGCATTTGTTTCGGCCAGCGCAGGTCACGGAGCCAATAGGCACAATAATCATAACGGCGGATTACCGGGAATAGGCAGCGGTGGAGACTTAAATTTATATGGCGGAGCAGGTGGAGGTCACGAACAACGTTCTTCAGGAATGGGCGGAAAGAGTTTTTGGGGAGGACCTGCACCATCAGGGCATCCTCAGGGAGGTAACTTCACCCACAACCATCAAGGACATTCGTCTCCGGGCACAGGCGGATCGGCTGGTTATTTCAGTGGTCACAGAGGTTCAGACGGCAAACCCGGCTTAATTGTTATTACTGAATTCTTTTAATCAGGAAAAAAAATGCCATTTAATTATCAAACATTAAAAAATATAACTGGATCGGCTGTTGTTGATCTTACGATTACTGATTCAGACATAGCAGCAAGATCAATACCAACAGCTGATTTAAATAACGGAGCAATTACAGCCGCTAAGTTGAGTGCCGGTGCAGTCGATCTAACTGGAACAAAAGTTACGGGAGTGATGCCGATAGCCAAAGGAGGAACTGCGTTGTCAGCTGTCGGATCAGCGAATACGGTATTAAGAGTAAATGCCGCAGGAAATGCTTTTGAATACAGCACCGCAGGCTTTAGTGGTATGCAAGTTTTTACTTCAAGCGGAACATGGAATCGTCCATCAGGTGTGAGATTTATTCGAGTTAAGGTTCAAGGATCAGGTGGCGGTGCATCGGGTCACGGAGAAAGTGGGGGTGCGGGAGGTTATGCAGAGAGAATTATAGATGTTACTGGCACAGCCAGTGTAAGTGTAACCATTGACGGTGGAGGTGGTGGAACTTGGTATTCTGGTGCAGGCGGTAATGCAGGTGGAACATCGTTCG